ATCTCTTTGCAGATCACGACTACTTGAAAGACTTTGCCTCTCAAATAGGGGCAGAGTCAGAACCACCGATCATTGGAGACCTTGAACCGGAATCCGTGATTGAATCCACCTACTTTTTCTGTTAATGGCACAACCTATTCACGTTACCCAACAGCCTGTTGTCCTTGAAGGTTATCAAGCTGTACTGAAGCCAAGTAAGTTTGGCTACTCTTTGTCTGCTCTTGTTGATAAGGATCTCGTTGAACGACTTGAGGAAGATCGAGTTGAGTCCCTCAAGTGGGCAGAATCTAAGCTCAAGAATCCTAAGCGGTCTACTCTCAAGCCTGAGCCTTGGGAGGAAGTATCCGATGGTAAGTACAAAATCAAGTTTAGTTGGAATGAAGAGACTCGTCCGCCCGTGGTGGATACAGAAGGCACGCCCATCACTAATGAAAGCACACCCCTCTACAGTGGTAGCACCGTTAAGCTTGCCTTCCGTCAGAAACCATACATCCTCCGTGATGGTGTCACCTACGGTACGAGTCTTAAAATTGTTGGAGTCCAAGTGGTCACGGTCGGCGGATCTGCAGGTGTTGCTGCAAGCGACCTTGATGAAACTGAAGTGGCGGCTCTCTTTGGCCAAACAAAGGGTTACAAGGCCGCTGAAGCAGCTCCTGAGCCTGAAGTAGAGGATGATGACTTCTGATGCCTAAATACCGTTCAGGTTTGGAAGAGAAGGTCGCTGATCTTCTCTCCAGCTTGAAGGTAGAATTTGAATACGAGTCAACTAAAGTTCCATACGTTCTTCAATGCAACTACACACCCGACTTTCTTTTACCGAATGGTGTCTACTTAGAAACAAAGGGACGCCTGACGGAGGAAGATCGCAGGAAGATGATCGCAGTGAAGAAAGCGAATCCCGACTTAGACATTCGGTTCGTCTTTCAAGCTCCTTACAATAAGATCTACAAAGGATCTAAAACAACCTACGCAAAGTGGTGCGAGAAGCACGGCTTTCAATACTGTTCATTTCATTCCATCCCCATTGAATGGCTAACTTGACTTACGGCACTGCTGATTACTACGCTGAACAATTCAGTGACTGGCTCGCTGATGTAGACGCTGAGCAACCTGAAACTGTAGACAACCTACTTGAAGGTTTCTACCGAGCGATTGATTCCTGGTTCGATTATCACGATGCACAAGCACGGACATACGCAGAACTGCGAAAGCGAGTTCGTCAGGCACTTACCGTGTGATAACTGTGGGTCATCGGATGCAAATTCACTGTATTCCGATGGCCACACTTTTTGTTTCTCGTGTAATGCTTACGGACACACTGAAGAAGATGTTGTTCACACTCATAAAATGTCCACCAATGTCCAATTACGAGGTTCAGCCGAACGGCTGCAAAAACGTAACATCTCAGAAAAGGTATGTCAACAATACCGAATCTATAAAGATGGAGACGTTCTACGCTTCCATTATTTCACAAGCTCTGGAGTACTTTGCGGATGTAAAATAAAGACAAAGAGTAAGGATTTCCGATATGAAGGAGAGCAAACAGATGGTCTCTATGGACAACATTTGTTTCCCGCCACTGGAAAACGAGTCGTTATCACCGAAGGAGAACTCGATGCAGCTTCATGTAGTGAGGCTATGCCGGGGTGGCCGATGGTATCTCTACCTAGCGGTGCCGCAGCGGCAAAGAAGTCGATTCAACGGGCTATCCCCTGGCTCCAGGGTTATGAGGAGATTGTCCTGTTCTTCGACAATGACGAGGCAGGCCGTAAGGCAGCGGAGGAAGCGGCAGGCGTCCTACCACCTGGCAAGACAAAGATCGCCCATCTGGAGGCGTACAAAGATGCCTCTGATGCCCTACAAGCCAATGACACTGAAGCGATTCGTAGAGCTATATGGGACGCGAAACCTTACCGTCCTGATGGGATCGTCGATGGAAAGTCCCTCCTAGAGTTAGTCACTACACCAACGCTACCTGCGGATCATGACTACCCCTTCCAAGGTTTACAACAAAAACTACACGGGATCCGGTATGGAGAGCTTGTCACGATTACTGCAGGCTCTGGGATCGGAAAGTCCAGCTTCTGCCGTGAGCTATGTACTAACCTTCTCAACAAAGGAGAACGGGTTGGTTACTTGGCACTTGAGGAGTCCAATCGTCGAACTGCCTTGGGACTGATGTCCGCTGCAGTTGGCAAATCACTACACATTGGAGAACATGACCGATCTACTCTCACCCAAGCATATCAAGACACTCTTGCTAAGTGGAATCTTTTTCTTTTCGACGGCTTTGGGTCTTTTGATCCTGATCTCATCTACAACCGAATTGAGTACCTGGCAACGGGTCTTGATACAAGGGTAATCTTCCTGGATCACCTCAGCATCTTGTTATCTGGTCTTGATGGTGATGAACGCCGTATGATTGATACAACCATGACAAGATTGCGATCACTGGTAGAACGTACTGGTGTCGCTTTGTTCCTTGTCTCTCATCTACGGAGAACATCTAGTGACCAGAATCATGAGGAGGGTGCCCGCGTCACTTTGGGACAGCTGCGAGGATCTGCGGCCATTGCACAACTCTCTGACGGAGTTATTGCACTCGAAAGAAACCAGCAGAGCGCATCTGGAGGAAGTGATACGACTGTGCGAGTCCTTAAGAATCGCTATTCAGGCGAGGTTGGCGTCGCGTGCCGACTGAGCTATGACCTAACCACCTGTAAATTCAATGAAACCCAAGCAACAGACGACTTCGACCCAAGCACCGACTTTTAAACGTCCTAACCCTCCTACCCCTGAGGCAGTACAACGAGCACAATTTGTTGATAAGACCTATGTCTGGAAAGGCGCTGCTCCGAAGGCTCAACTTCCTTGAGTTGATGATCTTTATTACAAATATCTTTATTGTTGCTGGAGTAATTCGTCACTGGAATGACGTTAATTTTTGACTTAGAAACAAACGGTTTACTACATGATGTTACCCGCATCCACTGTCTTGGCATCTACGACACGGAAAATAATCAGACCCTTGCCTATAATGATGAGGGCAATACTGAACCGATTGTTCGGGGTATTCAACGTCTTGAGGATGCAAGTCTCATTGTGGGTCATAACATTATTAACTACGATATTCCTGTTATCCGTAAGCTCTTTCCTTGGTTTCAAAACATGGGTAGGGTTCTGGATACTCTGGTCCTTAGCCGTGTTTGTCACGCTGATATTCTGAAGACAGATCAGAAGCGTAAGTGGAAGGGTATGCCTCCACAGCTTTATGGTCGTCACTCCCTTGAATCCTATGGTTACCGTCTAGGTGAATACAAAGGAGAGTTCGGTAAAGGTACCGACTGGAAAGAGTGGAGTCAGGAGATGCAGGATTATATGATACAAGATGTTGTTGTTACTACTAAACTTTGGAAACACTTTCAACCATTCCTGAATGGATCACGTTAGAACATGACGTTGCAAGAATCCTCACCGAACAGGAGATACATGGGTGGTACTTTAATGAGCCTGTTGCATGGGAACTTGAATCGTCTCTCCGACGAGAGTTGGAAGGGCTTACTCAATTATTACGCAACAGGTACCCTTACGTTAAAGACCGAGAGTTTACTCCTAAACGACCTAACAAAACACAAGGTTACATCGCCGGAGCTACTCTCACTAAACTAAAGGAGTTCAGCCCTACCAGTCGTGATCACATCGCCTGGGTAATGACCAACCTTCACGGTTGGAAGCCTGATAAAGAAACTGCAAGTGGCAAGACTGCCATTGATGAAGTTGTTCTCAAGGAGATCGGCACAGAGGAATCTCTGCAATTCTTCCGATGCCTTGAACTAACAAAACAACTTGGCATGTTGTCTGAAGGTAAGAACGCCTGGCTCAAGCTTGTACGAAACAACCGTATCCACCACCACTGTTCTGTAGCCACGAATACATTTCGATGTGCTCACCGTAATCCAAACCTTGCACAAGTACCAAGTGATCTTAACTTTAGAAAGTTATTCACAGCTAGCCCCGGCCTTTGTATGGTTGGTGCAGATCTTAGTGGCATTGAGCTCCGTATGCTTGCTCATTACTTGGCGAGGTATGATGGAGGGCGCTACGGAGATGTGCTGCTCAATGGAGACATACACCAAGTCAATGCTGACAAGATAGGAATCTCTCGTCGTCTAGTAAAGACTGTAACCTATGCCTTTTTGTACGGAGCCGGTGACATCAAGATCGGATTATCTTATGACCAACAACTATCGACGCAAGCCGCTAAAAAGAAAGGGGCTGAGATACGCCAAGCTTACATGGATGCAATTCCTGGACTTGAGGAACTGGTTACTGCGGTTAAGTCCAAGGCGGAATCTGGTCACATCAACTTGTGTGACGGTCGCCGCTGCGCTGTTGATGGTAGCCACAAAGCCCTTAACTACCTTCTCCAAGGGAGTGCGGGTATCGTAGCTAAGCAATGGATGATTCACACTCATAATGTAATCAGTCAATGCGAAATTAAAGCTCATCAACTAGCATTTGTTCATGACGAATTGCAGTTTGAATGCCCACCTGATTATGCAGACACACTTTCATCAGCTCTAACTATTTCAGCTCTCACAGCAGGAGAGCACTATGATCTCAGGATTCCTATCGAAGCCGAAGCTAAAGTAGGTAAAACCTGGGCAGATGTACACTAACCACCACTATGGCTGTAAAATCTAAAACCGCACTGGGACGAGTTGAATTCCAATCCCGTGCAAAATATAAACACACCCGTCAAGGTAATGGCACTCGTAGTCTTCCTTCGCATGGGCGTAAGCTCAAGCGAGGACAAGGTAAATGAGTCTACTAATCGACTGTGATTACATTGTCTATAAGTGCTGCGCCGCCACTGAAACCGAGATTGACTTCGGAGAAGATCTTATCGTCGTTACCTCCCGATTCTCAGAAGCTTACGAATACGTTGAGAGAGAACTCTACAACATCGCTTCTGACCTTGGATGTTTTGATGATTCTATTCTGTTCTTTTCTGATAGTGTCAACTTTCGTAAATCTATTGACCCAAACTATAAGGGACACCGTAATCGAAAGAAACCGTGCGGCTACAAAAGGGTCATCAATAAACTCAAGGAGGAGTACAACGTTGTTGTGATGCCTACGCTTGAGGCTGATGACGCAATGGGCGTCTACGCTACCAAGGAACCTGGACACATCATCTGCAGTCCAGATAAGGATATGAGACAGATCCCTGGTGACTTGTATGACCTTAGCGATGGTGTGGTAACTATTACTCCTGAGGAAGGTTACCGCTGGCATCTAATCCAAACCATGGCTGGTGATCAAACAGATGGTTACGCAGGTGTGCCTGGTATTGGTATCAAAAGAGCAGCAGATCTCCTAGACAAACATGGAGATAACTGGAAGACAGTCGTAGATGCTTTCATGGAGAAGGGTCTCGATGAGTCAGTTGCATTACTCAATGCACGATTAGCGAAGATCCTTCAATGTGAAAATTATGATTTCACCAATCAAGAACCAAGACTTTGGTCTCCCAGCTCCGATAGTCGAGCTGACAATGGAGCAGCAGTTTAAACTAAAACAGATTGAGAATGCACTACGTCATCCAGATACAAAACTGGAAGATGTAATCACAATCTTCCTCGCACTACAGCAGCAATGCTTTGTGCTTGGTAATTCAATGTCCAACCTAGTAAAGAAATGGCCAACTCCAACTCAACCGGCCCAAGCTACTACAAGCGTGGGTCAATCCAAGTCTGGGATTTCATTCGAGACCAAGACCTAAGCTTCCATCTCGGTAACGCAATTAAATATATCTGCCGTGCTGGACACAAAGGTGTTAATGGCTGGAGCCTGCAAGACGCATACATCCAAGATCTTACCAAAGCAATCCACTATCTACAAAATGAGCTTGAAAGCCAAATCATTTCTCAGCGTCCAAGCAAAAGAATTCAGGAAAAGTTTCCAGGTCAGGAACAGTACGAGTCCAGCTTCACGGACTATGCAACGGAGTTTGATCGTTGAAGAGTTCAAGGAGTTCCTTGATTCTGAAAACCAACTCATCATGGGGCTACGTGTTAATGCAACTGATTGCCTTAAAGAACTAGCTGACCTTGTTTATGTCTGCTACCAATATGCAGAAAACCTTAGTTGGGATCTTGATGAAGCTCTCAACCGCGTCCACCAAAGCAACATGAGTAAGCTTGATGAGGGTGGGCAACCTATCCGCCGTGAAGACGGCAAGGTTCTAAAAGGACCAAACTATCAACCTCCTAACCTTACTGATCTCGTTTGATAATGTCTGCTACCACCAAAGAACTCATTGCCCGAACTGGTCGGGTGCAATCATGGATTGATGATCCAACCTCTCGGCTACCTGTG